AATTCAAAATTATGAGTTTGATTTGCCAATGCCCGGCCGCAACCGCAATTTCGACGATTCCCGCCGTTACTTGCCCGGAAAATTTCGGCCAAATCCAAAAGGTCGCATTTCAGCGACTGCGCAAGGCTGACGGAACCCGTAACGCAATGGTCGGTTCCGGCACGCCGCTTGCTCCGACTATCAACCTTAAAGCAACGTGGACGGCCCTGTTGGCCGCCGCCGACGGCTCCAAAGTGGTTGTTTCTCCTTACATCAACGCCCCGGCCGATTCGGGTGGCGATGCCCGTATGACTTCCGGCGGCAATGACGATCTTGGCGGCATCCCGCAGGTTCTCGGCGGCAATCCCGTCCAGTTCGACGGCCAGTTGCGCAGTGTTCCGCAGTCTGTCATCAAGACGATGAAAGAACTTATGTGCGAATCCGCCGCCGGAAATCTTGGTGTTTTCCTGTTCGATGAGAACGGCAAAATCGAAGCCATCCAAGACCCGACCACGCCGACCACCTATTACCCGATTCCCATTCGCGCCCTGTTCGTGGGTTCGAAGATTCACGGAAATTTCGACGCAAAGGATGCCAACGCGATTCAATGGCAGTACCCGGACAACTATTCCGACAACCTTGCCATTGTCACGCCGTCCGACTTCAACCCGTTGACCGACCTTAACCCCGCCTAATATGAACGCCAAGACAACCAATGTCACGTTGGTTGCTAACGGCGTGACACAGGATTTCGAATTCGCACACGCAGAACGCCTGTTGCGGATGCCTAACAACGGCGGGTGGAAATTGCCGGAAAACTCCAAATATGAATTCGTGAACAATGGGTTACAACGTCGAGCAAGTAAGAAAGAGGATAACGGACAATAAGGCCGCCGCCGCGTTGAGCCGTGCGAAACTGCATCAGATGCGAATTAAGTTTCACACGGTTAAGCGCGTGACAACCTTTAATGCGCCGTATATTTCCGTTCCGCTGACGCAATTTCTTGCGATGGTGGAAAACATCTTGCCGCACGATAAGTTTGTATTGTTCAAAGCCCTTTTCCGCTATCCCATTAAGACCAATGAGATAACGGAAGTGTGTTTTGACAAGTTGAGCCGCATTTTTGACGGCCGCAACCCTGCATTTAACTACCAGTTCGCCAATTCTTCACAACGCGACGATTGGGAGCAATACCGACTGAATGCGTTGCACGAACCCGAAGTGTGGGCCACGAAAGGATGGGAATTCTTCAAAAGCGAAATCAATTCCGTTCTGATCGTTGACGTGCCGAGGGAACAACGTGCCACGTTGCCGGAACCCTATTTCTATTGGCTCCCGATTGATGACGTTATTACCTACGAAGCCGACCCGACCACGGGCCAAATGGATTTCATCGTTTTCCGCCGCCGTGACGAAATCGTGGTGTTGGATGACGAAACCTATCGGGTTTGGGATGACAAGAAGCACACGGGCCAAATCAAGGGGGAGCCGAAAGTGGAAGCCCCGCACGATTTGGGCTATTGCCCGGCGCGGTTCTTTTGGAACGAACCGATTTCGTTGGATGATCCCGACGTAAAGGCTTCGCCGCTTTCGGCGGAACTTGAATCGTTGGATTGGTTCGAATTCTTCCATATCAGCAAACGCCAACTGGATTTGATGGGTGCATATCCTATCCTTTCCGGGTACGAACAAAGTTGCGATTTTTCCAACGCGGAAAATGGCGATTATTGTGACGGCGGATTCTTGCGTAACAAACAGGGCCATTACAAACTTGATATGGCCGGAATGCTGATGCGATGCCCGAAGTGCGGAAACAAGCGCGTTGTCGGGCCGGGTTCCTTTGTGGAAATCCCCATCCCGTCGGCGGAAGAAAACCAACCCGATTTGCGGAACCCCGTTCAAATGCTGAACGTTGACCGCAATTCGCTTGATTACAACGTAGAAGAACAAAAGCGGTTGCGCGAAGAAATCATCACGGCCGTTGTCGGCCAAGACGAGATCGTTACCGACCGCGACGCGTTCAACGAACAACAGGTACGGGCCAACTTCGAATCCGTTACCACGGTGTTGCGCCGTGTCAAAAAGGGCTTTGAAGCCGCGCAACAATGGGTGGATGAAACCATTTGCCGCTTGCGCTATGGCAAATATTTCCTGTCTGCGAACGTGAACTATGGCACGGAATTCTACTTGTATTCTCCGGAAGAATTGCGCGCGCAGTACAAGGCCGCGAAAGAAGCGGGCGCGCCGGAATCCGAACTGGATGCAATGCAGAACCGCATCGTAGAAACGGAATATCGCAACGATCCAATGCAAAGGCGGCGAATGTTGCTTTTGGCCGAATTGGAGCCGTACAGGCATTTATCCCGGCAAGAAGCGCGCGAATTATTTGCATCGAATATAATTTCAGAGCAAGATTTGCGCATAAAACTTAATTTCCCTAATTTTGTGCGTAGGTTCGAACGTGAGAACACCAACATCGTTGAGTTCGGCGCGGCGATACCCTACACCAAAAAGATTGACATTATTACGGCGGAGTTCCACAGGTATGCCGACGAAATGGCCCCGGCGCAACCCGCTAACGTTTAACAAAAACCAAAGGGCAATATGATTACAAAAGACGGACGGGATACCCCGATTTTGGAACTTACGCCGGACAACTACCTTGTCCCGCAGGGCGAAGAAAGGCAATACCATTGCCGGATTGAGTGCAAGAAATTCAATCAAGACACGGGCGAACGCCTTTCGAAGCCGAGGGTGCAGAAATTCGGCAAGAAGATGTTTGAAACGCACGTTATGTCAAGTTTGCGCAAGCAAGGTTTTACCGTTGACATCTTGCACAATCCGAACGATTGGGAAAAGGAGCAACGCGCACAAGCCGCCGCCAACGCGAAAGCACAGGCGGAAGCCAAAGAAAAGGCCGAGCAAGCGCGCATTGACGCGGCAGTTGCGGCCGCTCTCGCAAAGGAGCGCGCCAAGAATGCCGACAAGGGCGAAGTAGAAGCCAAGAAGCCGGGCAGACCCGCCAAAGACAAAGAGTAAACAGGCACATTCAAAACATTACAACAATGGCACAAATCGCACAACAGGACAATTTGTTCATCGAAGTTTCCACGTTGGGGACTTTTACCGATGACCAAAAGAAGAAATTGGTTGATTGCTTCAAGGCCGGAACCATCCTTGATGTGGTGCAACGTTCCGCCGCCGGGGTTTCGAAGTGTATTTCCGCCGTGTTCGCTGATGTCAGTACCACGCGTACCTACACGTTCACTTTCGGTGGCGCATCCTTGCAGACCGTGACCGCGCAAGAAACGATTTCCGCTTAATCCGTAGGGCGATACAACGAAAGACACACCAAAAATTCAAAGGGAAAGAATTATGGCACTTACAACCGAATTACTGAATGCCAGTCCCGCGCTTGCCGGGCTGACGGACGAACAAAAGGGCGCAATCGTTGAAATGTCCCGAAATGACGAAACCGCCGTTATCGGACAAAAAACGGGCGAACTTTATGGCGGACTTGACGCGGACATCTTGGCCGCATCCGGCATCGCCAAGAACGGAACCGAAAAAACGTATGACTACGCCAAACGTGTTATTGGCGAGATCAAGGCGCAAGCGGGCAACGCCGCCGAACTGCAAACGAAAGTTTCCGCACAGGAAAAAGAAATCAGCCGTTTGGAGGGCGTTATTGCAAAGGGCGGCGCGGATGCCGAAACGAAGCGCGCTTTGGATAAGGCGCGGGCCGATTTGGCCGATGTCACGAAATCTTACACGGACTTGAAAGCCGAGTATGACAACGCGAAAACCGCCCACGAAAAGGCAATGTTGGACGCGAAGATTGACGGGGAGTTTGCGAAAGCAACCGCCGGGATCAAGTTCAAAGCCGATTTGCCCGCATCCGTTACGGCCGTGTTGCTTGAACAGGCCGTCGCAAAGGTTAAGGGGATGAACCCCGAATACATTGACGATGGCAATGGCGGCAAGGTTTTGGCATTTATGGAAAACGGCGCAACGATGCGTAACAAGGAAAAGAACTTGAATCCTTACACCGCCGCCGACTTGATTGCCCGCGAACTTTCCAATATGGGAGTGCTTGAAACGGGCCGTAAACAGGAGGGCGCAGGAACAAAGGAAACCGCACCGAATGGCGGGCAACCCGGGACCGCCGATATTTCCGGGGCAAGAACGCAGGAAGAAGCCCACGATCTGATTGCAAAGGCACTTATGGCGCAGGGCAAAACCCGTGGTTCGAAAGAGTTTGAGGACGCGATGAATGCCGCGTGGAAAGAGAATATCGCGGTTATTAATTCGCTCCCGACGAAATAGGAAAACCGCCCGCAAGGCGAGCCAAAGGCGAACGCCGACGGAAGCATACTTTGCGGGCTTTTCAAAAAAAGTTTAACCGGGTAATGGGTCAATCCGGGCAAGTTTAACAATTTAAAACAAAAACACTATGTCACTTATTGCAACCCGACTGCAAAACTGGCGTGTCGAAAACCCCGACTTTGACCGGAATATGGCCCGCCCGTTGGAGTATGGCGCACTGGATTTCTTCATTGAGCAAACCAACGCCGCGAACTCCATCATCAACCCCAATCTGCGTGACCGCGCTTTCGAAAGCATCGGCAACACCGTGCAGATTCCCGTTATCAACTATGACGGCGATGTGACCGTTTCCAACGTCCGTTCGTGCGTCATTGCCGATGACGAAAACACTTCCGCGCTTTACACCGTGAACTGGGTCACTTTGGCCGTTGGTTTCACGATGGTTCCGCAACTCTATCGTAACAACGAGATTTCCTACGAACACGATTTCGCCCGCAAGATGGAGAAAGTTTGTCGCGCCCTTGCGACGCAGATGGACATTCTTGCCCTTGCCGCGCTTGAAGCGAACAAAACGCAGGTGTTCAAGGATCAGTTGTATTACACCATCACGTCCAACTCAGTTCAAATCCCGTGGAATGCCCGTATGGACTTCTTGGCGGATATGAACGCGATGATGCGCGCGAACGCTTATCCCGAAATGCTCCACGTCATCGGTGGCGCGGGCTTCGATTCGTTGGTTCGCAAGATGGCCGAACACGATATTTACAACGATGTGAACAAGCGGCTTGAATACGATAACAAGGTGTTCCACTACACCAACAATATCGTCAACGAGCAGGGCGTGTTCGCAACTGGTTACATCGTGGCCGACGGCAACGTTGGTGTCCTTACCCGCGTTGACCGCGAAAGCCTTGCCGGAACCAAAGCCAACTTCCACGAATGGGACGTTGTGCGTCTGCCGTACATTGATCTTCCCGTCGGTTCTCACTACTACACCGCCGTTGGCGATCAGTCCGGCATCGCCGGGGACGCATCCGCCGATATGGTGTGCAACGTCAAGGAGTATTTCGGCTTCTCCGTGGACATCGCGTTCCTTGTGGCCTACAACTCCGACCCGACCACGGTTGCCAATCCTATCTTCAAGGTAGAGATTGCCGCGCCGGGCAACGCCAACCCGTTCGCAACCCCGGTTGAGGTTGTGAATAACGAGGATAACCCCGTTAACACCAAAGCCGTTGTCTAACGGACTACTGACCTAACCAAATTGCGGGGACGGGCGAAAAACCCCGCCCCCGCTTTTCTTTTAGAACAAAGATTTATTCTTTTTTCTGCCACTATTTGAAAGAAAGAAAATGGTACGATTGCAAGACATACAGGCGGCGTTGAAGAATGTTGTCGGATGGCAACAGGATTACAACCCGCAAAACCAAATAGACCCTGCATTGTGTCAAAGCGAGAGCGGATTGACGTTTCAAGGCGCGCACCCGCTTGTCACGTTGGCGAACATTCGGTCAATTATGCCGGACGATTATTTGTATAAATATCCGGCCTGGAACAATGCGACCGCATACGCGCAGGGCGCAAAGGTTCAACACGGCGGGATAGTGTGGATTGCGACCGCCGCCAATACTGGTTCCGAACCCGTGGCGAACAACCCGGATTGGGCCGAATACAACATACTTTCGGATTTCGTTGAGAACTTGACTTTGCAGGGGATCAAAACGGCCGTACAACAATTCATCCAAGAAAAGCAACTTTCGCAGGAAACGCGCGACTTGATGGAGCGGCGCACGTTCTTCGACGGCGCGGCGCGGTTACAGGCCACGATAGACCCGACGGGCAAGATCGTCGGCTTCGAAATCATCCCGGTTCGTTCTATGGGCGTGACCGCGAAGATTGAACGCATCGGCTTGCAGATGATAGGCGGCACGGGCAAGGTAACTTTGTACTTGTTCCATTCGTCGCAAGTTGCGCCGATGAAAACCATCGAATTGAACTTCACGAACGAAAAAGGCGGCTTCCAATGGTTTACCCCGGAAGAACCGATTTACTTGCCATATATCCCCGGAACAGACGGGGACGGCAACGATTCGGGCGGCGCGTGGTTCTTGTGCTACAACCAAAACGATTTGCCGTTCGGGATGGAAGCCTTGAACGTGTCAAAGGATTGGAGCAAGGAGCCGTGCCAAACGTGTCTTGGCGGCTCAATCGAATCGTGGCGCGAACTTACGAAATATCTGCAAGTGTCCCCGTTCGGCATCAAGGCCCCGGAAGATTTTGCGGAATACCCGGAAATGTTCGACATCGGACAACTGGCCTACACGAACACGATGAACTACGGGCTGAACGTGGAAATTTCCGTAGGATGCGACTTAACCGATTTTATCATATCCCAACGGCACATTTTTGCCAACGTCATCCAAAAGCAAGTTGCCGCGAACGTATTGCGCACGATTGCGATGAATCCCGACGTTCGGGTAAACCGCAACCAAGTGAACGCGACGCGCGACGAAATCCTGTATGAACTGGACGGCGTGGCGCAGGGACGCGCGTCTGGCCTTGTGTACGAACTGAAACAGGCGTACAAGGCACTATCATTCGATACGCGCGGACTTGACCGCGTGTGTCTGCAATGCAACAACCACGGCGTGAAATATCGCACGGTTTAGTTCAAAGTAAACTTGCAGGTTAATTTTGCGAGAAAAGGCGAATAACGGGCGTTCCCGTGTCAAATGGTAAATTATATGTCTTTTGCCGGGAACGCGCCGAAATCGCCCCGAAAATGCCAAATTGAAAGGAAATGGGAATCTTGGAGGACTTGCGGAACAAGGTGCAACGCGTCAATGACGGCCTAACGGGCGGGGAATTGGTGCGCGATGTCATCATTCAGCACCCGACCGATATTCTTGAACTGCAAAGATACCAACTTTTAGAGGGCAAGACGGGGAAAGGCGAAGATATACGGCCGTATTATTCCGAGGACTTGAAGCCTGGCGGCCGCTTCTATTCCGTAGAAACGGCGGGCCGATACGCGGCGATGAAACAGGATATTTCCTATCCTTATTCGGTCAACCGCAACCCGGATGCGCCAAATTTGTACTTCAACGGCAAGTTTCACGATGAATTGGGCGTGCAGTTCAACGCAACAACCCTTTCCATCATCGGCACAACCGACTACGCGAAAGGGATCATTGCGAAATACGGCGAAGATACGTTTGGATTGAGCGAACAAAAATGGGAAATCATCTTCGATGACCGGGGCGCGCTCAATGAGTTGATGAATGTTTTAAAAACGATACTATATGGGTAACACAAACGCACCAGTAATCCCCAATGCCATAATGTTGGACGCGCATATCGGCGCGGTTCAACAAGGATTGGTTGACAATATTTCGTGGCTTGATGCCGCTTTCGGCCGTTCTCAACGTCTTACGAAGATGATGAACGGCAAACGCGTCATAACTCCCAACGTCTTTTGCGGCGGGTGGCGCGGCCACGGGGCCAATGACTATTTGGAGGTTTCCCCGGATAGCAAGATAGGCAATTTCGCTTTCTTCGAAGTGGATGACCCGCAAACGATTGATGCCGGGCCGTGGGCGCGCGAAATCAAAGCCCCGTTCTCGCTTATCGTGTGGTTCGACTTGACGCGCGTTTACAACACCGCGAGCAACAGGAACACGGAGAAGTTGAAAGCCGACGTTTTGCGTGTGCTGAACGGCCGCACGGGGTGGCATTTGCCCGACGGGCGCATAACGATCACGCGCATCTATGAGCGCGCCGAAAACATCTATCGCGGTTATACCCTTTCGGAAGTGGATAACCAATATCTGATGCACCCTTACGGCGGTTTCCGCTTTGAGGGCCTTTTGGAATTCGAAGAATACTGCAACCCGAACGAACAATGATAGTCAATTTTGCCTGTTGGGTGGCGATAATCGCCCTTTGCGCCGCATTCGTTTTGTCATTGGCAAAGAAATGGGGCATCTTGGAGTGGTTACAGGTACACGCGCCGTGCGATTTCCTGTATAATTTGTTTATGTGCAAGTTTTGTTGCTCCTTTTGGGTTTCTATGGCCATTTCGTTAACTTTGTCCGTGGTAACGGGCAACTGGTTGCTTATGGCCGCGCCCGTATGCACAACGATTGTAACACGCGAACTTTGGTAATTATGCAGACGGCGAAGATTGGGAAACACGTTGTAGAATTCTTTGACGCAATCGAAGAATTGCCTATCGTGCGTTTCCACAAATACGAAAAATTGATCCTTATTGATGCGGGCATCGGGGCCGACATCGCGGCCTTTGACCAACGCACGGAGAGGATGCGCCAATTCATTGCGGCCGGAAAGACGGAAAACGCGCAACAGGAATTGGAAAATATGCGCCAATGCGTTTATATGATACAAACCGGGCTGAATCCCCGGCATTTGGCTTTCGCGGCATTGGTAACGAAGATTGACGGCAAGGTATGCGACGATCTTTCCGACGATGCGCTTGCGGAAGTGACAAGGAAATTGAATGATAGCCCCGCAAGCAAGTTGGCCGCCCTGTTGGATGCGGCCAAAAAAAAAATTGACGGGGAACTGATGTTGTATTTCCCGGCCCTTTTCAACGATTCCGACGTGAAAGAATACTATGATTTGATGCGGGCGCGGGCGTTGGAAATCTTGAAAGGGATAATCGCAGGGGAGAAAGACCCGGCCGGGACGGCGAACGTGAAGAAGTTGACCACGGCATTGGTCACGCATTCGAAGCCGAAAGTGTTCACGGGTTCCGACGGCGTGGAAATCCAGTTCGACCGCCAATTCGAAAACCTTTGTTTGACATTATCGGAGCAATTGCACGTCGAGCCGAAGAAACTTTCCGTTTTGGAGTTCTACAACGCATTCGATTTCGTGAAAGAGAGGGCGAAACAACTGGAAAAGGCGCAGAAACGGGGCAGAAATTGACGCGAAGCGGCCGGGACGCATAATGTACCGGGCCGATGTTATAAGGCAAAAATAGAGGACTTTTTAACAAAATAAGGATATGGACAACCCGAACCCGATACGATATTCCGATTTGGTCACGCCGGATAACTCAATTACCGACTTGATCGCGCAATTGGATGCGCTGATTGCGAAATACGATGCGGTCAGTTCGAAGATTCAAAGCGATGCGGCGGCGGCGGCCAAAAGTATGCAAAGTTTGTCCGGCGCGACCGAAGAACAACGCAAGGCGATATTGGAGAACACGGAAGCATCCGACAAGTTGGCCCAAGAATTCACGAAACTTGCGGAAGAACAATTGGCCGCGAGGACGGAAAAGGCCAAGTTAACGGCGGCATCGCGCGAAGAAGCGCAGATTGCGAAATTGGTTGTCCAGTACAACAATTCCGCCGAGGGGTCTTACAACAAACTTTCGGCGCAATATCGGCTGAACAAGATTGCGTTGAACGAAATGTCGGAAGCGCAACGGAAAAACACCGAATACGGCCGCAAACTGGAAGCCGAAACGAAAGCCATCTACGAAGAAATGAACCGATTGCAGAAAGCAACCGGGAAAAGCCAATTGCAAGTTGGCCAGTATGAACGTTCTTTGGGCAACCTTATCGGTGTCAAGACGCAGTATATCGAAGTGCTGACGGATTCCACGAAGCGAAGCGAGGTTTTCCACGGGGTTCTCAACCTTTTGAAATCCCCGATTGCCATTTTGATTGGCGTTATCGGCGGCCTTACTGCGGCGTTCAAATTGTGGATTGCGTCGGCCCACGAAACGCAGACCACGGGCGATGCGCTTGACCGGGAAATGGCCGGGTGGTCGGCAACGTGGGACTTGTTCAAGAAATCCGTTGCGTCGGTGGATTTCTCCCTATTCATCCGGGGCGCGATAGATGCGATGAATGCAGGGCGCGAGTTGAAGCGGGTGTTGGATGAAACGTTCGAACGCACCAATTCCACGCGCTTGCTGAAAGCGAGTATGTCCGTTGAGAATGCCGCACTGGAAGAAGCGGCCCGCAACACGAAACTTTCCTATGAAGAAAGATTGGCGGCGGCGGATCAATACTTGGCCAATATGCAACCCATCTATGAGCAGGAAACCGAAACGGCCAAGCGCACCCGTGACGCGCAACTGGAATACTTGTTTTCCGTGACCAACAAGCGGCAATTTGCATCGGAAGAAGCGCGCAAGGCCGCGCAGGAAGAATTCGCCGAGAACATCAAGAACTACAATCTTAACGAGGACTTGATTAAACAGGCGATGGAATACAACAATGCGCAAAAGACGATTGCGCAGGGTATGGAAGGAATGTACGGCACTTCCTATGATGCGCAACGCAAGATTGTCAACAATGCGTCGGAAGCCGTCAAGGCGTTCGCCGGGTTCGCGGAGCAATACGGCCTTACCAATGACAAGCAAGTGAAAGCCTACGTTGATGCGGAAGAAGCATACTTGAACGCGCAATCGGCCGTTTACAATGACCAAAAGCGATTTGTGACGATGCGCAATTCGCTTGAAGCGCAACAAACGCAAGAAGCGGAGCGCAACGCACAGGCCCGCGCGGCCGCCGCAAAGAAAGCGGCCGATGATGCGGTCAAGGCCGAGCAGGACAAGCAACGCGAGCAGGAACGTCTTGCAAAGGAAGAAGAACAACGCAGGCAACAGGCCATTGCCGACGAACGGGCCTATATGCAGGCCCAGTTGCAAAGCATCCAGTTGGAGATTGCGAACACGAATGAGTGGTCGCAACAAATGCTTGACTTGCGGATTGCCGCGATCAACAAGCAACGCGACATTGAGATTTTCGAAAACCAACAAAAGGCCGAGAAGTTGCGCCAAGACGAAGCGGCCATCAACAAGAAATACGATGCGCAAGTGATGCGCGAAACGGCCAATTTCAACACGAAGTTGGCCGAACGTGACCTGGCCGCCCTTATGGACTTGAATGCGGCAGAAAATGACCTTTTAGACCAAAACGAAAGGCAACGCACCATCTTCCGCTTGGAGCAAGAGAAATTCCGGCTTCAAAAGATTCTTGAAATGAACGAAACCGCCGCCGACAAGATGACGGATTTGGAGGTGGAAGCGGTCAAGAAAACGATTGAGGGAATCGAAAAGGAGATTGGCCGCACCGGGTACAACAACATTTACGAATTGTTGGGGCTGAACATTACGTCCGAGCAACAAAGCGCACTGCAAACGGCGTTCGATTCGGTCAAGGATTCGATTGATTCGATAATGGATTCGTGGAAAGCGGCGGCCGATGCGGCGGTCGAATCCGCGAACAGGCAGGTTGAGAGCGCGCAAAAGGTGCTTGACGCAGAAATCGAAGCGCGCAACGCCGGGTACGCGAACAATGTTGATATGGCCAAAAAGGAACTTGACTTGGCGAAGAAGAACCAACAGGAAGCATTGCGCGAGCAACAAAAGGCGCAACGCGCGCAGTTGGCGGCTGATTCGATTGCGCAGTCCAGTTCGCTTGTCACCGCGTCGGCGAACATTTGGAAAGCCCTTTCCGGCATTCCGACGATTGGCCCGGCGTTGGCCATTGCGGCGATTGCGACGATGTGGGGTTCGTTCACTGCGTCCAAGATAAAGGCCGCGCAAGTGACCACGGAGCAATACGGCGATGGTACTGTCGAATTGTTGCAGGGCGGTTCCCACGCGAGCGGCCACGATATTGATTTAGGCACGAAGCCGAACGGCACACGCAGGCGCGCCGAGGGCGGCGAATATTTCGCAATCATAAACAAGCGCAATTCCCGGCGGTTTGGCCATATCATCCCGGATGTCATCAATTCGTTCAATGACGGCACATTCGCGGACAAGTACCAACGCGCAAATGCCGCGATGGCGGGGGCGGCAATCGGCATCATTGGCGGAACGGACGTGTCCGGCCTTGAAAGGGACGTTGCGGCGATCCGGAAGCAAGGCGATGAATCCCGTATGGTTGACGGGGACGGCAACACGATAATTAAGTACAAGAACTTGACCCGGAAAATCTATAAGAACTAATAAAAATCAATAGAAAAATGACCCCGATTTATAGATTCTTCATAGCACGTCCGACGGTCAACTTGCTTGATCCGGGAATGGCGGTCAACGGCTATCGGTTGAACACGGCGAACGGCAAGTTGGTTGCGGCCAGTGCGCTGACATCGGACTATATGCCCGTTGTTGTGGGGACGGAATACAACACGAAGCACTCCGACGGCGTTGCGATGCAAATGTCTTACATCGTGTTCTACAACAAGGGCTACGAATTCGTATCGGGCGCAAGCAACGTGAATGCCGCGACGGCTCCGGCCGGGGCGGTGTTCGCGCGTGTCACGTTCCCGGCCGGGCTTGATTTGTCGGAATGGCAGTTCGCGGAATCCTCCTTGCCGTTTTCCGAATTCGTTTCGTCGCGGGTGTTCCCGGTATACAAAGACGATATTGCGATTGATTATTCCTTGCAACAGGGCGAAGAATTCTATCGCGGCGCGCTATCGGGCAAATTCACGTTCGAAAGTGCTGACTACGATTTCATCAACACGGCGGCATTTGACAAGCGGTTCGACTTCGAAATCCGAATAAGTTTTGACGGTGGCAAGGAATGGCGGCACTACTGGGGCGGCAAGTTCTACAAAACCGATTGCCAGTTCAATGATGACGAAAAGACCGTCAAGGTTACGCCCGTGCTGAATGACGTGTATAATGACGTGTTGGCCGGATTGGGAAAGGAATATGACTTGATCAAGTTGGCCCCGGAAATCGTCCCCGTGAAATACGATAAGCGGCCGATGTTGCAATTCTATATCCCCGGTTCATCCACGGTTGCGTGTTTCCTTTCGGGGATGTGGTGGGAACAAGAGTGCAGCCCGACCGAGAATTATAACCAACTTTATACCGACTGCCGTTTCTTCCTTTCGGTAAATATGACAATTGCGGAGTTGGTGCAGACGGGAACGCCCGTGATTCCGCGTTCAATGTTTGTTGCCAATTTGTTCGGCCATTACGAAAACGGCTACACACTTACATCGCAGAACTACGAACTGGTTGTTACGCAAAGCGGCGTGTTGGGATTTAGTTTCACTATCCGGGACACAACGAATCACACGCCGTTGTGGACTGCAACACGTCTGGGAACCGCCGATCCTCCTTTGTCCATACAATTATCCCCGGTTGAGGGGAGCGGCGCGACAGGGACAGTTGATGTTAGGATAAGTGTGATGGACGTTTTTTCACGCCTTGTTACCGATAAGGAAACGGAAGATACGTCTGAATTCAGCGCGAATGACATCATATTGGACAAGCGCAATTACCGATATGTCGCGCAAGCGGATTGCACGGACGCAATCATCTTCAACTCCTATTTCGCGGAAAATCCGACGGAATGGGGATTGTTCGAACCGGGCTACTACTATTTGCGTCCAAACGCGCAGTCTTTCCCGCTTGGCCGCAAGTTGTGGGGCGCGTTTTCGATATGGCTGAATTCGGCCGCAATCCCGGACGCGATAGATGAAGAAAACAGGCAGGCCGAAACATTGCGCGATGCGTACCCGATTGCATCCGTGATTTCGGTGCTTTTGGGCCAATTCGCGCCCGGCATAACGCATCAAGGTACAACGGACTATTCCCGCTTCCTGTACGGCGATACTGACCCGCTTACGTTCGTTTCGCACCATCTTTTCATCACGCCGAAATCGAACATCTTGGCATCGGGCTATGATCAGCCCGCGCAAACGGCGAAAATCACGTTGCGGGCGGTGTTGGATATGTTGCGCGATTGCTTCCGGTGCTATTGGTTCATTGACGACCAAAAGCGGTTCCGCATTGAACATATCGAATTTTTCCGCCGTGGTGGTTCATATAGTCTTTTGCCGTCTGTCGGGATTGACTTGACGCAAGAAATCGTGACGCGCAACGGCAAGCCGTGGGCGTATGCCCGGAACCAATACCAATTCGAAAAACCCGAAATGGCGGAGCGATACGAATTCGGTTGGATGGACGATGTTACGCAAGAATTTGAGGGGCAACCGATAGACATTATTTCCGGCTACGTGGAGCCGGGCAACATTGAAAACATAACGGTAAACCAATTTACAACCGACGTGGATTATATGTTGTTGAATCCGGGGGCGTGTTCCAAAGACGGATTTGCGCTTTTGTCGGCGGTTCCCGTCATTTTGGAAAACACGGTTGCGTCGGAAGCCGGGGCGCAATATCGGAACTATATTTATGCTGATTTCCACGCAGGGGAGCGGCTTATTATATCTTGCACAAATTTAAGCGCATTCCGGGGGGAGTTCGTATTGATTTACAACGATAAAAGCGAAATAATTGGGCGCGTATATGGAGAACCAACTGAATTTATGTTGGCGGAGAATATGCAATATATTTTCGCGTCGCGCGGTGGTGTGAATGTGTTGGCGGATAAGGACGTAAAACTTTCAGTGAAACGTTTAGATAAATTCGAATCGCCCTATGAGCGGTTCGGAGATAGCCGCCTACAAAATGGGCAATTGGCGTGGCCGTATCTGCAAATATATTACGTTTGGGATATGCCCGCCCGGAACTACAAAATCGGGACGCACCAGTACACGGCAACCGGGGTCAAGAAACTCAAAACGCAGTCATTGAAATTCCCGGTTTTGAGGGAGCCGAATTTGTACGAATTAATTAAAACCGAATTGGGGGATGGGACTATACAAAAATTGTCCGTAAATTTGTGTAGTAGAAACGCAAACGCCACGTTGAAATATGAATATGATACCGAATAACAATCTTTCCGTATTGCCGTGGTATTCATCCATTGAGCAACAAAACGCCCGCAAGTGGTGGGTGTATGGGCGTGTATATCCGTTGTTCACGCCAGCAATGTTCTTGTTGCCTTTCCAAATCTTGCGAGAGCATAGCGACGCAACCACGTTGCAGGATTTCCGAATCTACACGAAAGACGGCGTTGAGGTTGGAAACTACACGAACGCGATCGCGCCGTACATTTCGGTAAAGAGTTTTACGGAACTGGGTTACGATGCAATTGTGTATTCGGGTTTATTCCCGGTGTTCTCCCAGTTCGACAACGGCCAGTATTACGCCCGGTTGAGGATGGGCGGCGTGTATTGGTATAGCGAAGTGTTCACGGTGGTTAATGACATCGAACCCTACTTGAAAATAACGTGGTGGGACAATGAGGATTTCGTGATGGATGCAGGGGTTATTGTTTACCAAGATCCCGCGTTCAAGAACATTTTGTACTTGGATTCTGCGTTGGCGAAGCCGGAATACCCGTTCGAAGAAGATGGCGAAAGCCGCGACGGATATTTCTTTCCCGTCAAGCAGATTTCCGAAAAGCGATATAGATTCAAGTTCCTTGCATCGGAATACCTTTTGGACGTGATGCGCTTGATCCGTATGGCAGACTACGCGATTATCGAATACCACGGGCAGACATATAGCCTTGACACGTTTTTGATGACCCCGGAATGGGAGAACAACGGCGATGTTGCTTCGGTGGAAGCGGAATTCGACACGGCCACGGTTGCGAAGAAGATTGGCGTGGGCTATATCCGTTCGCAACGCGGGGATTTCAACGAAGATTTCAACAACGATTTCAACAACCAAACTGAATAGGATATGTCAAACTACGCAACATTGATTTCGTCTATCCAAGACAACATCAAGCAAAACGGCACGAATGCAATTACGGGCGATTTGTTGCAACAAGTGTTGTTGTCAATGATCACTTCGCTTGGTGCAGAATATCAATTTGGCGGTGTTGCGAAACTTACGCCAACGCCGACCGTCCCCGGAACCCCGGATTATAAGGTGGCATACATCGCGAGCGAGCCGGGAACATATAGCAATTTCGGCGGCATTACCGTTGCCAATGGAGAGGTTGCAGCCCTTAAATGGAGCGGGAGTTGGAGCAAGGAAACAATTTTTTCCGGGCTTCTTGCTCTTGGCGTTTTGCCAGTCTGCGATTTGAACACGATTGTAGATTGCGGGCTTTGGTTGCTCACGGGTGGCGATTACACAAATTTGCCGTCAACATCGAAATACGGCTATTTGCGCGTTACGCGCTTGGGTACGTATGTTTTCCAAGAGTTTATTTCGCAGACGGGCGGAAACATTTATAAGCGACGTTTTCAGTATTCCGGGGCCAATATGGAGAGCTGGCAGACCGTCGGCCGCGACGCCACCATGCGCGGCAAGCTCGCGGGCGGCGACCTTAACGTGGTGGTCGAGACGGGCACCTGGCTGCTGTCCGACGACCAGACGTACAGCAACGTCCCCAATGACGCCTCGCTGGGCTTCCTGCGCGTTTCCGCTATCGGCGTAAATAGTTGGATCCTGCAGGAGTTCATCGACTTCACGGGCGGCGGCTATTACAAGCGCAAGTTCCGCATCGGTCAGTCCGTCGAGAGCTGGACGCAGATAAGCGGGGGCGGCACAATTATCAACAACTACAACACGTATGAGGTTACGGCAACGCCGTCGATCACCACGGACACGAACCAGTTTTTGGCAGCGACGGGGGACACAACGGATAGGACGTTGGATATTTTGACGATGTTGCAGACAACGGGCGTTTGTCGGCTTGGCCCCGGCAATTTCTATGTTGACGGGATCGAAATGCCGGATAACACGCAAATTGTCGGAAGCGGCCCGACAACGAAAGTATATTTGATTGCAGGCGCGAACAAATTTGCAATCAAGATGGGGAAGCACTGCGCTGTTAAGAATTTCGCGCTGATTGGCGCGGAAACGCACACGCCGGCGGCAACTATCGGAACGAGGCACGGGATCTTATGGCAGGGTAACTATTCGCAAACCGAATCGAGCGCACAACAACCGAATCAAGGCGTTGTCGATACGATGTGGATTTCCAATTTCGCGGGCGGGGGTATTACTTGTATGGATACCGGATATTCGACCGACAAGGCAATTGAATGCACAAATTGTTGGATTACTTCGTGCGATGCGGGCATTAACATTTCGTATTGGTCAGAGTTCCATAAATTCACGAATGTTAGGACGGCCGGGTGTTGGTATGGTTGCATAAACAACGGCGGAAACAACGTATTTGTCAATTGCGACTTTTCAAGTTGCAAAGAGGGTTTCTTGATGGACAATTCGCTGAATCAAAGCACTAACAATTCGCACGGTTCTTGCATTGGCTGTGTGTTCAACCATTCCAATTCAAATGCGGGTGTTGGCATTTGCATATTGGGGTGTGCAAACGGCTTTGTGTTCATCGGGTGCCAAATATTTTTCTCGCAGACTGTAATCGAAGATTCCGACGGCGTTACATTCAGCGCGTGTAACTATGGTAACGTGAATTGCGACATTTCAGTTAACGGCGGCGGCGCGGTGTTGTTTATTGGCAATATGCACCAAGCGGCCCCGGCAATCAATATCGTTGATAACACGCACGTAGTGTTTGCGAATTGCTATGTTCGCAGTACGGGCGCGATTGTAACAAATTAATAATCGGCCTATGTTACACTTCAATTTATATCCCAACAAGATGTTTGCCGGATGCTTTGCGAGCCTTGCCGCGCTCATTTGCGACAACTTGCTCCCTTTGTTCATCACTATCGTAATTTTCGAACTGATGGACTTCGCAACTGGCATAATGAAATCCGCCGTCCTCGCAAAGAGGGCGGGGCGGCGGTTTGCTTTCGAATCAATCAAGGCGTGGCGCACCATCTACAAAATGGTGTTCATCTTGATTGGCGTTGTGTTGGCCGAAATGCTTGACGCGACGATTGCCGAAGAAACCCGCTTGCGCTTTGCAAACTGGTTCACGGCCTTTTGTTGCGGCATTGAATTTTGGTCTTTCTTGGAGAACGCGGCGGTTATTTCCGACCACCCGTTGTTCCGATGGCTTCGCAAGTTTATGAACACAAAGGTAAAGGAATCAACTGGGATTGATTTCGATGCCGCAAAAGAAGAATCGAAATGATCACTGCAAAGTATTTCAAGGAATCGGAATTCAAGAAATGTGTTCCGGCCTGTTCCCTGCAAGATATGCAACAGGGTACGATGGACAAATTGGATGCGGCGCGCGAAGCGGCCGGGATTCCGTTTGTCCTCAATTCTGCGTATCGTTCCGTGGCCCACGAAAAGAAGCAAGGGCGCAACGGGACAAGTTCGCACACAAAGGGAATGGCGGTTGACATCCGTTGCAATTCGAACGAAAACCGAATGAAGATCGTGCGGGCCTTACTTGAAGCGGGGTTCGTGCGCATTGGCATCGGGAAAACCTACGTTCACGCAGACGATGACCCGGCCAAGTCCCAAAACGTGATGTGGCATTACTATTAATGCGCTATATTTCATAATCATTTAACGTTATTTGCTTTATGCTGAAAAATGACATTCTCGCGTTGATTGACGCGAAGATTGCCGGACAAGGTTCGGCAATTGACATTGGCGGTGCGTTGCCCGTCATCCTTTCCGCCCTTGCGGGCGCGGCGGCCCCGATTGAGGTTACCGACATTACCAAGTTGACTGCGGAGCAACTGGATGCGCTGAACGTCGGCGATAAGGTTGTGAAAGTGACCGGGAGCGAGAAGCACCTGTATTGGGTCACTTACAAGGCCACAACGGGCGGCGGCCTTTGCCTTACCTATTTCGATGCGCTCAACACGGAAACCGCGTCTTATGACCGCACCGATTCCGGGTGGGCGTTCAATTCGTTTGACAAGGGTTCCATTCCCCCGGCTGCGTAATGGCAACGCGGAAAACACTTTGGATTGCGGCCGCCGTGGTCGCAATCCTTTGTCTTTTGGGAATCCAACAAAGGCAAATACAACGATTGTCGGGCGAACGTGACAGGTACAAAAGCAACAACGAAACGTTGCTTGGGGACGTGGAATTTTACCGGGTGCGCGATTCATTGAGCGCGGCCCGCGTGTTCGCCCTTGAACTGACCGCAAAGGAATACGAGCGGTTCCGGGCGGAAGATGCCGAACTGATCCGTAAACTTGTCAAGAAGAACCGGGATTTGTCGGCGGTCAACAAGACGCAGACGGCAACTATCATTGAATTGCAGGCCCGGCCGCGCGACACAACCATCATCCGGGATTCAATACCAATTCCGGCCGTTGCCGTCCATTGCGGCGATGCGTGGTTCGATTTCGACGGGGTGCTGACAAAAGATGACTTTACCGGGACATTGGAACACCGGGATTCGCTGATCATCGCGGAATCGGTCAAATACCATCGGTTTCTTGGCTTCCTTTGGAAAACGAAGCGCATTGATGACAGGCAGATGGATGTAGTGACCAAAAGCCCGCACACGAAAATATTGAACATCGAACATACAGTTATCGAAAAATGACTATCTTTGCCATCGGTAGATGGATGCCATCATAGACTGGTTTTAGAGTTAGTTAATTTCATTGCTGCCGCCCGCGCCGTGAGGTTCGGGCGGTTTCTTTTGTGTTTGGCGATTTAAGGCCCATTTTAGGCACTTATACGGATTTGCTGGGTAACGATACCAACGGGGCCGTATAAGGCCGTTAAATCGAAGAAATCGAAAAATTAACTAAAAAGCGCAAAAAATTTTATCAAAACCTTTGGAAATTAAATTTATTGTTGTACCTTTGCATCGGGTTGAGGATATGACCCGCCGGACGCGGCCGATTCCGCGAAGCAAAAAACAACCGAAATGGAAATGTTAAAATACACCACCCGCGAAATCAATCACAACTACAAAATCAAGGTTTCGGGAACTTATGAGGGCAAGAAAGTGAACACGTTGGTTGGCGTGTCGGGCTTGCTGAAAATGGTAAATGACATCGAATTGACCAACAGGCTTCTTGACCGGGCGTTCGCGTGTATGAATGACGTATGCGTGTGCAAGTTGCGCCGGGGCATCAAGATCAGTTTCTACGTTGCTTAAATCCAAAAGAGATATGTTTACATTCGGAATCTATTGTTTCGTGAACGGCCGTCTGCGTTGGATGGTCGAAAGTGTCAAGGGTTTCCCCACGCGGGCGGCTGCCGTAGAGGGCGCGCGCGTACAGGCGAGGATCGCCGGGCCGTTGGAGGGCAAGGAACTGGAAGAAACGGAAAGCGGGGCAAAGGTGTGGTTTAAGAATGCGAGCGGGGAGCGGGTGTTTCAATCGTATAGTGTAATCTAAAATCCAAAGAGATATGAGCGAGATAACAACTATCATTTGTTCCGGCGCATTGTGGATGCTTTTGGGCATCGCGTTCGGGCTGACGTATGCGGAAGAAACCAAAAAAGTAGAAGCAAAATGAAATGGAAAATATTTCGTAAATCAATGAAGCCGACTTGCCGTGATTGCCGTTTCTACGAAAACGATTGCCCGCATATTCGCGGGAAATTCATACCTTATCCGAATAGGGTTTGCGAGCAATTTAAAAGGAAAATCGGCTATGTTAATGAAAAAAATATGTAGTAAGATATGAGCAAGATATTAATTTCGGCCCTTATCTATTGGGCGGTGTGTATCGTAATTTGTTGGGTGTGGCTGATTACTGGTTATGTTAAAGCCGTGAAGCGCGGCAATCAAATCCATTCAAAGATTGTTGCGGACTTTCTCATAACTATCTTTTTCGCTCCGTTCTCGGCGGTTTTCGTAATCGCTTTGTGGGTAATAGACTTAATGGATTATGTACTAACTAAAATAGAAAAGAAATGAAAACGATTTACAAAGGGTTTGGCATCTATAATACGGATGGAAGCGGCAATTTCTCCGGGCTTGACCTTGACGGCCTTGTGTGCGAACGTTGCGCACATTGTGTCGCAACACGGGTGCGCGTGACTATCAAGGAGGTGCGCCACTTTTCGGCGAGAACAAAACAAATCATTCGTGACGTGACGATGGCCATTATTGGCGCGGCCGTGGCCGTCTTGGCTTCATACTTGATGTTTTGATATGGCACGAAGCAAGACAGGCGGCAGAACACGCCGCGATCAATACGATGAAATCCTGTTCGCAACCTATCATAAGAGTTGCAAGGATTGCGCGGTTCTCGGATTCGAATTCGAAAGCGAATCCAAGCGCGAACAATTCCATTACGCGCTGATGGAATATTGCATAGACAAGTACAAGTTGTTCGACGGCAACGGATGCCGGGCGAACGTGGTAACGGACAAGGCGAATGCGGCCGAAATCCGGGGCATCGCGGGCGGCTTCGACGGCAAGGAATACCGGGTGCAACTGGACGCAGAAATCTAACTTATATCCCGGCGCGGTGTGAGTGGTCACAACGCCCGGCCGCGTAGAATTTTTAAAGGAATTCAGTGGGTTACGCGCGGCGCGGGAAATGCGGTTCGAATCCGCCGCCGGGAACTGGATATTATGGAAAGATACAAGGATTTGACGGGGCAAAGGTTCGGGCGCGTGGTTGCGCTCAACTACACGGGCCACGATGACAACGGCGCGGCGCGTTGGCGTGTACGGTGCGACTGCGGATGCGAATTCGATGCGTCGGCGCGCAATTTGACGGGCGGAAGAACGCGATCGTGCGGGTGTCTGCGTCGGGAATTGCTGATGCAGGGGCCGGGACGGAACAAGGGCGGTTACAGGTGGCACGAAAAACCCCGGCCGAACTGATCCGGCCGGGGCGGTCAAATACCGATGGGGCGATACGGGGTAAAAGACAATGCAAATATGGGGAATTTCTGCGAATTTTCGGGGAATTCCCTTTATTTCTTTTTACTTGCAGTCTTTTCGCGGTAGCCGGACGCGTAGATGGCGCGGCCTTGCCGTTCCGCTTGTGCTTTCGTGGGGTAAATTTTGCCGGATTGCCCCCATTGGAAGCCGCCCGGCACTTTTCTTACGGGCATAATGAGGTAATTTTAAGGGTTTACACGGCAAATATACCCCAATTCTGCGTCATTGTAGGGCCGATTTTAAAAAAAAGTGAAATTTTTTGTAAAAATTATGTTAAAACTTTTGGTATTTACGAAAAAGGTTGTATCTTTGCATTGGAATCAATAAGGAATCCAACGCACCGGGGCGGTTCCCGGAACGAAAAAGGCAAAGATATGAAACACAACATCAGCGAACTTGCAAAAGCAAATGGTTACGGCCTTGCGGTTGACCGCCACGGCGTATATACGAACTACATTCTTACGAACGAAAAGGGTGTTATTCGCATCGAAACGGATGCCGTGAAAGGACACGTACCCATAGTCATCTGCGCAGACCACGAAATCGAAATCCCCGAAAATTTCATCCTCTTTTATTCCGATTATGACAAGTATTACACCGTTACACAGGATAACAACGGAATCCTTGATTACGCAAAACTTTCGGACAAGGACATTGAAACAATCATCGTTAATAACAAGTAACAATCCGGCCCCGGCAACGGGGCCACAAATACCAATAGAAATTAACAACTAAAATCAATCAATATGGCAAACGAAATCATCAAAGGTTACAAGGGCTTCGACAAAGATTTGAAGTGCCGTGGCTATCAGTACGAAATCGGCAAGACGCACGAAACGGATGAAGATGTGGAAATCTGCGAAAGAGGATTCCACGCCGTCCCGGAAGATAATAGCCCGCTTGACGTGTTCGGCTTCTATGCTCCTACCGACGATAACGGCATCCCCAACAGGTTCTGCGCCATCGAAGCATCCGGGACAATCAAGAAATCCGACGATAAGATAGCCGCTTCCAAGTTGAAAGTGGTTGCAGAAATCGGCATTATCGGAATCGTCAAGGCCCACGTCGAATGGGTGTTGGCCCGCGTCAAGAAAGACGATAAGAAAAGTGCGCATAAAGACGAAGATAATACGATTGCGACCAACACGGGCAATTATTCTGCCGCGACCAACACGGGCTATCAGTCTGCCGCGACCAACACGGGCGATTGTTCTGCCGCGACCAACACGGGCTATCAGTCTGCCGCGACCAACACG